AGAAACCAATTAGTTGGTCAGATCTTTATACAGCCAGCTAAAACAGCAGAATTTATAGTATTAGACTTCGTAGTAGAACCAACAGGAGCTTCTTTCGCAGGATAATTTTTTAAACGATATTTATAATAAAGCAAATATAACATGGCAGTATTAGATCCAAACGAAATAATGTTCAGAGCATTTGAACCAAAAGTACAAAACAGATTTGTTATGTACATGGATGGAATTCCTTCCTTCTTGGTTAAAAATGTAAAAGCTCCAACATTTACAGATAACGTAGTTAAATTAGACCATATTAACACATACAGAAAGATTAGAGGAAAAAGAGAGTGGGAAGATATGACCATGACACTTTACGATCCAATCACTCCATCAGGGGCACAAGCTGTAATGGAATGGGCACGTCTATCTTACGAATCAGTAACCGGTAGAGCTGGTTATTCAGACTTCTACAAAAAGGACTTAACTTTAAATATTTTAGGGCCTGTTGGAGATATTGTAGGAGAATGGATTATCAAAGGTGCTTTCTTAACAAATGGAGATTTTGGTCAATTTGACTGGGCTTCAGATGAGGTAGTAGACCTAAACATTACAGTAGCAATGGACTACTGTATCTTAAACTACTAAGACAAAACAATATAATTTATAAAGACCCGGATTTAGTCCGGGTTTTTGTTGTTTATAAAATAAAATGTTCTTATATTTATATCTAGAACTAGTTACTATTAAATAAAATTTATGGAATCAAAATTTCAATTACCTACCGAAACGGTAGAATTACCATCTAAGGGTTTGCTTTATCCTGAAGATTCTCCATTAGCTAAAGGTACTATCGAAATGAAGTACATGACTGCTAAAGAGGAAGATATACTTACTAATCAAAATTATATTCAGAAAGGAACAGTAATTGATAAATTACTACAATCACTAATTGTAGAAAAAGAAGTTGAATACAATCAACTACTAATTGGTGATAAAAATGCTATAATGGTAGCAGCACGTATTTTATCTTACGGGAAAGATTACTCTTTTAATTTTAAAGGTGAAGAATTAACTGTAGACTTGACTTCACTAAATCCTAAAGCAGTTGATTATAGCTTGTACGAAAGCCGCAAAAATCAATTTACTTTTACTTTACCCACATCAGGTAACGTAGTAACATATAAAATACTTACTCACGAAGATGAAAAAGCTATTGATAGGGAACTACAGGGACTTAAAAAACTTAATAAAGAGGAGAGTTCTGAAGTAACAACCCGATTAAAACATATGTTACTTTCAGTTAACGGCCTTTCTGATAGAAAAGAAGTTAGAGATTTCGTTGACGGATACCTTCTTGCTAAAGACGCAAGAGCGTTGAGAGAGGAGTATTCTAAAATAACACCTGATGTAAACTTAGTTTTTCCATATGAAAATGAAAATGGCGTAGAGGAGGACGTTGACCTTCCAATAGGTCTTAACTTTTTTTGGCCTGACGCCTGATTATAAACTGTATGTTTACAGCCAAATACATGAAATAGTTTTTCATGGAAAAGGAGGGTATACTTGGTACGATGTATATAATATGCCAATCTGGCTTAGAAGGTTTACATTCCAAAAAATACAAGAACACTACTCTAAACAGCAAGAGCAAAAAAACCCAACTCCAAAAACTCAAAAGAAGGTACATCAACCTAATATAGGTCCTTCTTACAGCACAAAGGCTTCTAAATAATTAGAGGCCTTTACTATTTATAGTATATAGATTTACCGTTAATGGAAAAACAGAATAAACAATCCGAAGAATTAGGGAGATTAGCAAGCGTAGTCGTTGGGCTACAGGAAGCTATACGATCTCTTAATGCATCTATAGCACAGACAAGTAAAGAAGCAGCAGCTGTAACAAATGAAGCAGCATCTGTATTTACATCTCAATCAAGGGTAGCAGACAGTTTGGCCGGTAAACTACAAGGGTACTCAAAAGAGCAGTTAAAAATAAAAGGAGAGTCAAAAAAATTAGAGAAAGACTTAGTCAAAGCTGCAAACGAAAGAGTAAAACTACAAAGTAAAATAGTATTCTTTGAGCAGAAACTTGCTACCGCTACAGGAGAGGAATCTAAAATCCTTGCAAAACTAATTACACAGTATACAGATAAGGTTAACTTACTAGACGAAGCAACAGAACATGCCGGTGATTTAAAAGATATTCTAGAAGAAATAGATAAAGAAGTACAGTTTTTCGATGACATGGCTGATCTTGTTAAAGATGTACCTATACTCAGTAAACTTTTTAGTGATTTCGGGAAAGCAGCAAAAGCAGCAAGAGAAGCAGATGGAAACCGATTTCTAGCAGGAGCTAAAGTACTAACTGGCTCCATTGCAAAAGCAGGAAGCGCTCTTGGTATGACAATTGCGGTTAAAGGATTAAAACTCACTAACGATCAAGTTACCGATCTTTCAAGAAATCTTAATATATCTAGAGATCAAGCAGCAGCACTTAGAGAAGAATTTAGTGCTCCAACATTATTTGCAATTCAGGACCTAATAGAAGCTCAAGCAGCTGTTAATAAGGAACTAGGCTCTACAGGAACTATATCAGCAGAATCCGCTGAATCAATGGCGTTAATGGTTAAACGTCTTGGACTAAGTAATGAACAAGCTGCTAAATTTCAAACACTCTCTGCAACTACTGGAAAAACAGTAAAACAGATAACAGAAGAACTCACCGGTCAAGTCCTTGGGCTAAATATTGCTAATGACACTGCAGTAGATTATAAGCAAGTGATGAAAGACGTTGCTGACGCATCTGCAGCAACCGTAATCACTACCCAGAAATTTCCCGGAGGTATAGCCAAAGCCGCTTTCCAAGCTAGAAAATTTGGTCTAACTTTAGCACAACTTGAAAGTTCCGCTGGTGGACTATTAAACTTTGAGTCTTCTATAGAAGCAGAATTAGAAGCAGAGTTACTAACTGGTAAGCAATTAAATTTAGAGCGGGCTAGAACAGCAGCCCTAACAGGAAACACAGCTGTTTTAGCAGAAGAACTTGCAAAAAACTTCGGGTCTTTTGCAGAGTACTCAGAAATGAATGTACTCCAGCAAGAAGCTCTTGCTAAAAGTATGGGTCTTTCACGAGAGGAAGCATCTAAAATGCTACTTCGTAGAGAAACACTAAAAAGTTTAGATAAAACACTACTACAAGATAGATTTAAAGAACTTTCACTCGCTCAACAAGTTGCAGTACTAGAAGGTAAAGGGTTAGATAGGGCAGAAGCATTAAAAAAACTAGGTAAAGACGAAATAGATTTTCAAAAATCTAATATGTCTAATGCTGAAGCAACAGCAAACCTAACAACGCAGATGCAAGAATCTATGAAAGCTTTTAAAGACCCGCTCAATATAATAGCTAATATAATGTCCTTCTTTGCAGGTCATGCAGGTACTGCTTTAATAGCTTTAACAAGTTTGGCAGCTCTTAGGTTTGGAAATATATCTAAATTAGGAAGTGTTTTTAAAAGTATTGGAAAAATATTCAGCAAAGGTGGAGAAAAAGGAGGTTCTAACTTTGCAAAAGCTTCAGCTAAAAATTTACCCGATAAACAAATACTTTCAGATTTTGGAGGAAAAACTGCAATGCAAGAAGTAAAAGCAGCAGAAAAAGTAGGTGCTAAGGGTATGGGAAAAATGGCTGCCAAATTTACCGGTAAAGGGTTAGTCAAAAGAATACCCATCTTAGGATCTGTACTTGGAATTGGATTTGCTATTGATCGATTAATAAAAGGAGATCTTACAGGAGCCGGTCTTGAAACATTATCTGCAGCAGCAGGTCTACTCGACTTAGTAGCACCAGGTCTTGGAACTGTATCTTCACTCGGTATAGACGCTGGTATAGCAGCTCGAGACTTAAGCAATTCCGGTACTATAACTCCTACAGCAAACGAGGAACCTGAACTGGCAACAGGAGGGATAGTTACCAGCCCTACAAGAGCATTAATAGGAGAAGCAGGCCCAGAAGCTGTGATACCGCTCAATCAACTATATGCAAAACTTGACGAATTAATATCAGTTGTTAAATCAGGAGGGCACGTATACATGGATGGAAATAAAGTTGGACATACACTAGCTTTATCAACATATAAATCATACTAAACTATTTATACTAAAAAGATATGGCATTATTAGATAAACTAACACAATCACCCTACGGATTAAAAGGTCAAACACCTTCTAAACTACCTGGTGCAGATAAAGCTTCGACTTTACACAACACCACCTCTATTAATAACACCCCAGAAGGAGAATATCCAGCGTCTACTTTAGACTTAAACGGGAAGATAGGAGCAAAGTACGTAGATAACTTACCCAAGTAAGACTAAATGGCTATTCTAAGAAACTACATAGAGGGTAACTTAACCCAGTTGAATAAACTGAAGTATGGAGATACCGCTACCATAGGTACAGAACCTATTGTACAAAAAACCATACCTACAGATATAAGACAGGCTGGACCGTCCTCAAATCAAGCTTCTAAAAGAATAGACGATTTAAAACGAATTGGAACTATACTAACCCAGAAACCTGGTCTAAAGTACCTTGCTAACGAAACAGCTTTAAATGCAGCTAAGGTAACACCAAAAAGTGATCCGAATAAAACAGTAGCAGGAAATATATTAAGCGGTATAGGTGCAAATCTTTTTAACTCTGTTAAAATTATTGGTTCTACCCTAGCTCAAGTTCCTTTGAATGGAACTGGTACTCATTTTGTCAAAGGTTTTGCAGGTAAAGGGAAAGGTACTTACTTGTACGGTAAAATAGATGTTGCCCCGCACGTTCTAGCAAGAAATGGCGCTCCAATACTTGCAGACGCAACATGGGCATCCGAAGCACCGGTCGAAGCACCTAGAGAAAGAGAAGTAGATAACACCCCTCAAGTAAGTACAAAGTTTCTTCCCTCAGACGGTAATGGAGTTCCAAAAGTAAACAATCCGAAAAATGAGGTTAGAAAAGAAAACCGAATTCTACTAGGGGATGTTGCAAGTATAAAACGTAATATTTCTGATTCATACGCTACAGGAAACTTTATACAAACTCAAGACAAAATAAATTTACTTGGACCATATAAAGGAGAGAAAAAACCGGCAAAAGAAGTCAACGATCTAATTAAATTTAGATTTAACGTCATAACTCCTGAAGATAACACATATTTACATTTTAGAGCTTACCTAGATACTTTTTCTGATAACTTTACAGGAAATTGGAATTCTTTTAATTATGTTGGAAGAGGTGAAAACTTTCATACATACCAAGGTTTTGATAGACAGATTAGCTTAGGGTTTAAGATAGCAGCTCAGACAAGATGGGAAATGCGTCCTCTATACCAGAAAATAGTTACTCTTGCTTCTACTACAGCTCCAACTTATCAAGATGGATTTATGAGAGGAACTTTAGTTAAACTAACAGTAGGAGACTATTTAAGAGAAGTACCCGGATTTTTATCAAGTGTTAATTATAGTTGGCAGCAAGACTATCAATGGGAAATAGCATTAAATAATAATGGAGCTGGTAATGGAAATACTGGAGTTGATAATGATCAGCAAGAATTACCTATGGTATTAGACTGCCAGGTAAACTTTACACCAATTCATACATTTACCCCTCAAACAGGACTGTATCACTATATTACTACAGATGTTGCACCTGAAACAAATCCTGAAACATTATTCTTTACAAAAAGTCAAAATGGTGAACCAGGAACTCCTGTAAGACAGCCCGAAGTAAAAGCATAGTTATATGAGTAGATATAGAGACATAGACAGCAGCGTAACAGAAGGAGGAACTAGGTACAGGAGTAACCCTATATACCCTACAGTTCCACCTACAGAAGACGATATTTACATTATAACAACTATAGGAGATAGGTATGATACACTTGCTCTGCAGTTCTATAAAGACTCATCTCTATGGTGGGTTATAGCATCAGCAAATAATCACCAAAGAGCTTCTTTAGCAGTTACACCGGGTGTTCAATTAAGAATACCAGCTGATAAGTCAAATGCAATTAAGTTATATAACGAGGTAAACTCAACAAGATAAAATGTCATTAGGATATAAACCAAGTTCAATAGTAGGAGGCCCTCTAGATGATACTGTAATCGATCAACTTTCAGTAAGAAAAGAGAAAGTATCTAAACAGGCTGGTAGGATAAATGAAGATATTCTATACCTGAATAGCAATACAGGTTGGGTAAAAATGACTTCTTCTGTAGACGTATTAAGTGAAAATGGTGGATATTCAAATTTACCCTCTAAAAATAGAGTGCTACTAGGAGGAACTTTAGCCAATAATAGAATACAAGGAGGTATCTTTAATGATAAAGACAATGCTTATAGTAAATCGGATACATTAGGATACAGACCAATGGCCGGTATAACAGGCTTCCAAGTAGAAGCTAAAAATAACTTCGGTACACTAAGAATAGCCTCAGTAGATTTCAAAGTTAACTCTGTAGAAGAGTTAGATGAGTTAGAGCAGTTATTTTTAAGACCAGGATTTTCAGTACTACTTGAATGGGGACATTCACTATATTATAATAATGCAGGAGTATTCCAAAATACTATTTTCCCTTTCCCGGATACGTTTTTTAATTCAATGAAAGGTCAGGATATACATGATCAAATCACTAGAATAAAAGAATACAGTTCCGGTAACTATGACGGTATGTACGGTATTATAAAAAACTTTGTATGGTCATTTAACTTAGATGGCGGTTATGATTGTAAAGTAGACATAGTATCAAAAGGAGAATTAATTGAATCACTTAGTATGATCATTTCTCCTTCATCAAATATAAATTTAGATACTTCTTCTCCATATTTTAATGAAAGTTTAAATACAACACCGTTACATGCTTTTCTTAATACAGTTAAGTATGCGGAAACTAGAAAATACTTTACTGGCCCTGTAGAAGAAGAAGATCTTAGTACAAATTCTATAACAGATGCACTAGAAAAAAATGTACCTCAATTATACAAAACACTAAAAACACAAGTAGAAGAAGTAGGAAGGTCTTTCCATGTAATAAGAACACAGCTTGATGGTAATATAGTAAATAACTCCCAACAGTGGACAAGGTATATTACATTAAGCACTTTGATGCAACTTATAAACCAGATCTTTACTTTAAAAAATGAACACGGTGAAATAATTAAATTCCACTTTGGGTCTAAAGGAAATGAAACACCTACTTCCTTTTTAACATTTGACGCTCATTTTGGATTAGATCCTCTAATTTGCGTACTACCTAAAACTAGTTCTTCTCTTCTTGCTGAAACTAGAGCATTACATTATAAAGTATCAGAACAAGGAAAAATACCTTTTAGTGAAGAGGATTTACTAAATATATATGTAAATATAGATTATATTTTAGGATGTGCAGATCAAACAATCGCTGCAGAAGATGTAAAAGCAAAAAGTGTCTTTGATTTCTTAAATTCAGTTATAACTGGAATACAGGGTAATTTAGGTGACATAAACGAATTTCAACTACATTACGAAGAATTTGAATCTACATACTATATTGTAGATAAAAAATTAACACCGGATGAAGGAGTATTAAAAGAATCTTTTGTAGACCTTATTGGATTAAATTCGACATTAGAAAATTTAACTTTTGCATCTAAACTAAGCAGCTCAGTTACTACTATGATGGCAATAGCTGCTCAAGCAGGAAGTACTAATGTAGGAACAGATATGCTAGCTATGCAAACTTGGCAGAGAGGTTTGGAAGACAGGCATAATAGACGGAAAAACGTAACTACTAATTCAACTTACGAAAAAGCTGAAATACCACAAGAAGATATTAAAAGGCTAGGTGAATTTGTTAAAAAATTAAATGGAGCAAATAAGTATTTTATAAAATACAATACTGAAGATATACAGGGATTAGGACCTACTTTCCGTCTATTAATGGTAAGAATCTTAGAATATTATTCAAAAAAGCAGAAAACTAATCCTGCAGGCCTAATACCTTTTGAGCTTTCTTTTACAATGAAAGGAATCGGAGGTATGAAAATTGGACAAGCATTCAGAATAGACGATACAATAATACCAAAAAGATATAGAGGTAGTATTGGATTTATGATTACCGGAGTATCACATTCAATTAAAAGCAGTAGATGGGTAACCGATATTAAAGCTCAAATGATAATCATAAAGAAACTTGACGAAGAAATACCCACATATGATATACAGAAACCATTAGAACAGGTAGATGACTTTGTATCAGAAGTAGCTGCAATTTCAGCAGGAAAAGGATTTAGAAAGCCTATAGCTGATTTAAAAGTTTCAAACAGAGGTTTACAAGAAATTAAAAAACACGAAGATCTCAGATTAAATGCATATGTAGATCCAGGCAGCGGATTCAACCCTATTACAATTGGGTATGGAACAACAAGAATAAAAGGAAAACCCGTCCAGCTTGGAACCACCATTACAGAAGGACAAGCAGAAGAATATTTTAAAGCAGATATAGCAGAATTTGAAAATCACGTTAAGAGGTATATAAGAGTAGATGTAACTCAAGAGGAATTTGACGCTTTAGTTTCGTTCACCTACAACTTAGGGCCAGGAAATCTAGCAAACAGTACCTTACGTAAGAAGATAAACAGTAAAGATTATGTAGCAGCAGCAGATCAATTCTTAGTTTGGAATAAAGCTGCAGGTAAAGTTCTACCCGGTCTTACAAAAAGAAGAGCTGCTGAAAAACAAATGTTCTTAACTAACTCACCAGGAAACCCAGCATAATGTACCTACCTAAGTCAAAATATAAAGCCGCTAAATACACCCGAGGAGAAGAATTTACATTACCTTCCGGTAGACCTTATACCGGATGGTATTTTGAGACATATAAACAGGAATTCTATACAGGTGAATCACCAGGTACAGATAACAAACTACTTACACAGTTAAGTAATGGCAGCGTAGAAGAGAATACACTCCGGTTTATTCCACAAAGAGTAGATGAATCAACATTAGATAGAACTAAACCTACCTTCAAAAGATACTATATTCAAGATACTAGGAATAAACGTATAATAGAAGTTTTAAAAGAGACGTATTATAAATTTACTTCTAAAACCTATATTAAAGGAGTTGAAGTAGAATGGAGAATTAAAGGTCCAGCTGAAACAGCATTTAAAGGTAAATACCTATATGAAGGAGCTGAATCTAAAAATAAAAAAACCATAGAAGGATTCGATAATCTACTTCCAGGATTAAAAGACTATATTAAAGACTACAAAGAGTTTGTAGAATAGAAAATTCTTCTTATATTATATAAAAGGTTATTTTAAAAATGTTTTATATAGTTGAAGAAGAATCTAAATTAGTCCATTTAGAGGGTTTAGTAAAATTAGGTTGTTATGTGGATGTAGTATCTTCAAATGACTTATACCATCCTAAACTTACCTCTACAATTGCCGTATATATCCGAATAGTAGGTAGTGAACAAGGATTCATTATTCCTATAAATCATGACGAAGGTATAAACGTACCAAAAGAACGTGTCTACAGACTTCTTTCACAAGCTTCAACACTCTACACATTAGACAAGAAAAACCTACTCTACCACTTTAATCTACAAGGTGCCATAGATCTATCGTTACTATACTCAATGGTAAAGTTTGATAGACTAGAGTATACAAAAGAGAACAGTACTTTAAATTACTTCTACAACAAATTTAAAGACTTTGAAAACATAAACCAGTTAATTCCTATATCTAAATTACATGAATCATGTGAGAAAATATTTGGACAAGTAGGTCATGTACTGGAATACACCATACCAAAAGGTTTTGAATTTTATAATACGACAGCTACTAATGTATTCTTCTTATTAGAGCAGCAAGGTTTAGGAATATACTATGAAAACTTTGTAAGGTTATTTACTCCCCGAGATCCTAAATATAATATTCAAGATAATATAGTTCTAACCCAATACAACCTGTACAATGCGACATCTAGACCTACTAATGCTTTTAATTCTGTTAATTTCGCTGCTATACCTAAAGATCCAGAGCACAGAGCTTGCTTCCACCCGACCGGTGATTTCTTTGTTGAATTCGATTTTGATGGCTACCACCTTCGTTTACTTAGCGATCAGATTGATTACCCTTTAACAGATGAATCAGCACACAAACAGCTTGCTAAACACTACTTTGGTACAGAAGATATTACTGAAGAACAGTATTTAGAGGCAAAACAGATTAACTTTCAGGCAATTTATGGAAAAATACCTGAACAGCACCGTAATTTAGAGATATTTCAAAAAATACAACAGTATATTGACGATATGTGGAACTTCTACAACGATAATGGAGTAGTCTACAATCCTATCTCGGATAAACCCTTCACCAAAGAGTTAAAAGAGATGCATCCAGCGAAATTAATGAACTATATGATGCAATCGTTGGAGACCGCAAGAAATATACTTATCTTAAAAGATGTACTAAGGTACTTAAAAGACAAAAAAACCAAAATTGTCTTATATACCTATGATGCTATACTATTTGACTTCTATAAAGAGGATGGGAAAGAAACATTAGAAGAAGTACAGAGAATAATGGAATCCGAGAAGAAATACCCGGTAAAATTTAAATTTAGTAAAGATCTTGTTTTATAAAACAGTTTAATATTTATATATGACACAAAATGTTGTAAGTCCACTGTTCGATTATGATATCGAGCCAATTTATTTAAATGAAGATATGAGTAACAAACTGTTTTGTACGTTTGCCACTGAAGAAACTTTGGCAGGAGTACTTGATACAATACAGGAAAGATACAAGATTATTTACAGCAAAATATTTGTCCTATATTCAAAAAGCCAAGACGAATACATCTGTACATATAATGTTGATTTTGGAAACGTAGGAACGTTTTTAGACAATACCATCCTGGTACATAGAAAAAAAGAATCGAATACCTTATATACGATTAACGCTTTGAATACCTTGATTAAGGAACTTAACGGAGGCGTACCTGACCCTAGCTACAGAGTCAACTGGGCAGATTATAGAAACTGTATACTACTCACTAAAGGTCCAGAACTAAAAAGAATCAACACTAAATTATTTCAAATTATTGAATTAGATAAATAAGGTTTAATAAAGGTTATGTTGGAGATCTCCTTAACAGGACATACAAAAGGAATTGGAAAAGCCCTATATGAGAGTTTATCTACCGCCTACTCAGTAAAAGGATACAGTAGGTCTAATAACTACGATATATCTACAGAAGACGGTAGGTTAGAGATTCTTAACGCAGCAAAAAATAGTAATGTATTTATTAATAACGCATACTTTGAAAATGCACAAACTGAACTATTTACATTATTCTTTACTGAATGGATTTACGATGAAAACAAAACAATTGTAAATATTTCCAGTCAATCAAAGTACCCAGGTATGAGTAAAAACTGGTCCGGATACTCAGCATACAAGGCGTCACTTAACCATCAAGCTTACCTTTGCGGATTTAAGACAGACAGGAAATGTAGAATTATTACTATAAATCCCGGGTTAGTTAAAACCAATATGACCCTCTCTACACAAAAAACCGGAAAAGGAATGCTAACCTCAATGGAAGTTGCATCAGCAGTAAAGTGGGCGATTGAGACTCCTCAACATATAGAAATTGGAGAACTCAGCCTCTGGTATAAATCTCCAGATCAATCAAGGTAGTATGAAAGTTAATAAATTTCAATTTAGGTGGGAAGAAGTTACTGCAGATAGTATTAATAATACACTACTCCCCGGGCTACGTAATTTAGAGATAAATCCGACTGAACTTTGTAACAGAACATGTAGTTTTTGTCCAAGAGTAAATGCAGAATTATATCCAAATTCTAACCTACATATGAAATTAGAAACAGCAAAACTACTTTCAGAACAATTGCAAGCAGCTAAGTATACAGGAGAAGTAGGATTTGTAGGGTTTGGAGAACCGGTATTAGCAAAAAACATACTAGACCTTCTAGCAGAATTTACACCGTATTTTTATACATACACCATGACTAACGGGGATGTATTCTTAAAGGGAAGACAAAAAGTTGAAGATTATATAAATATAGGAGTTCAACTACTGATTGTAAACTGTTATGATAACAAAGAGCATTTAGAGAAACTTTCACACCACTTTAAACCTTACGGTAATCAAATTAAAATACAGATTAGGCATTTAGAAGATACAGGTGAGGTTACAATTTTTAAAGAATATGGATTAACCAATAGAGGAGGAATATTTAATAAAGTAGAACCCCAACAAAGAGGATGTTACATTCCATTTTATAAAGCAATTGTAGATTGGAATGGAGACGTATTACTATGTAGTAAAGATTGGCAAAGACAAGAAAAAAATTTAAACAATATCACAAATAAACCCTTTCCAGAATTATGGACTAGTTCAAGATATAACCACATAAGAAAAACACTTTTAAAAGGGAATAGAATCGAAATACCTGCGTGTAAACATTGTGATGTAAATGGATTAAGAGTAGGGAAAGAAAGTGTTGAAGTTTTTAAAAATATACTTTAAAAGTTGGAAAACTAGAATTTAGTTCTTATATTGAATAAATAAGTTATAATTAAAATGTTATTATTATGGATTTGAGTGCAATTCAAGCAAAGCTAGATGCTTTGAGCTCTAATGGTCAAGAGAGAGAAAAAATTGACTATTCAACTATTTTTTGGAAACCGCAATTAGGAGAACAGACAGTACGTTTAGTTCCTTCTACTTATGATCCTTCCATGCCGTTTACGGAAATGAAATTCCATTATGGAGTTGGAAAGTACCCGATGGTAGCTTTATCAAACTTTGGTAAGCAAGATCCAATCGAGGAGTTCGTAGCCGAACTAAAAAAGACTTCTGATAAAGACAACTGGTCATTAGCGGGTAAATTGAATCCTAAGACTAGAATCTTTGCTCCTGTAATTGTTAGAGGAGAAGAAGAAAAAGGAGTTAGATTATGGGGATTTGGTATTACTATCTATAAAGCCTTACTAGCTATTATTTCTGACGAAGATTACGGAGATATTACAGACCCGGTAAACGGTACAGACCTTACAGTTACTATGACTGCAGGTAATCCTTACCCAGAAACCTCATTAAGACCTAAACGTAACTCTTCAGGTTTAACAGAAGATAGTGCGTTATTGGATAAGTGGTTAAAAGAACAACCAGACCCTAAAGAAGTTCATAATGAATACGATTACGCTTTCATTAAGAAACAATTACAAGGTTATTTAGATCCCTCTTCTGTAGCTGAAGCAGCTCCTGCTGCCTCAACAAACTCAAACATCGATACTTCTTTACCTGCAAGTTTAGGACAAGAGAAAGTACCTGCTGCGTTTACTACTGAAGCAGCAACTGTAGGAAAACAAGATACAGTTAGTAAATTTGACGATCTATTTAACGAGTAATATTTATGGCTAAGAAGAAAGAAGTACAAGAGGCCGCATCTGCGGCAGTCAAGAAGAATTTTAACCTTGGCAATTTTAAGAAGAAGAAAGGTTTTTCTGAAGCCTCGGTTAAGTTCAAACAACAAGAATGGATACCTCTTTCTCAAGCATACCAAGATATCACCTCCCTCCCCGGTATTCCTACCGGACACATCACACTCCTTCGCGGACATAGTGATACGGGCAAAACAACTGCCCTACTAGAAGCTGCAGTCAATGCCCAGAAATTGGGCATACTGCCAGTTTTTATCATATCGGAGATGAAATGGTCTTGGGACCATGCTAAAGAAATGGGACTACAGTTCGAAGAAGTTAAAGATGCTGATGGAACTGTAACCGATTATGAAGGTCACTTCCTATATGCTGATAGGGGTACATTAAATACTATCGAAGAGGTAGCAGTCTATATGGCTGACTTAATGGACGAACAGTCTAAAGGTAACTTACCATTCGATATGTGTTTCTTCTGGGATTCAATTGGATCTATTCCTTGTGATTTATCAGTACGTTCTAATAAGAACAATAATGAATGGAATGCAGGTGCGATGTCTACTCAATTTGGTAATAACTTGAATCAAAAGATTCTATTATCAAGAAAAGAGAACTCACCTTATACAAATACTCTAGTAGCTATTAATAAGGTATGGACACAAAAGCCTGAACACCCTATGGGTCAGCCTAAACTACAGAATAAAGGAGGAATGTCTATGTGGTATGATGCTACATTAGTAGTTACTTTTGGTAACATTACAAACCCTGGAACTTCTAAGATTAAAGCTGTAAAAGACGGCCTTCAAGTCGAGTTTGCCAAAAGAACTAACATCCAGATTGAAAAGAACCATATTGGAGGAGTTCAGTCTAGAGGTAAAGTTGTAATGACAGCACATGGATTCATCCCAGACGATAAAAAGGCTATTGATAAGTATAGAGATGCCCACAAAGAACACTGGTTAAAATTAGTTGGAAGTATCGACTTCGATCTTATTGAAGAAGGAGATATGGAAGAGGAAAAAATAACTACCGGAATTCTTGATTAATGGGGAACTATAGTAACATTTTAGATAATCTCAAACCCACCCCACCCCGAGAGCTGAATGACCATATCTTGGTCATAGATGCTATGAATATGTTAATTCGTAGCTTCTCACTGCTCAAAGCAATGAACCCATCAGGTCACCATGTAGGCGGCCTGGTAGGCTTCTTGCGATCACTGGGGTTTGTTACAAGAACTTTTGACCCTTCAAGAGTTATAATTGTATGGGACGGTAAGGGAGGTTCAGCTAACAGAAAAAATATTGATCCGAATTATAAAGCACAGAGAGCTACTTCAAGAATAACCCACTGGGGACTTTATGATACAAAAGCTGAAGAAACTGAAGCATTAATTGGACAGTTATTTAGAACTCAAGATTACTTGGAATGTCTACCAGTCCAGCAGCTTATGATGGAAAAATTGGAAGCTGATGATATTATAGCATATTTGGCTAAAACAGCTTCTAAGTCTAAAAAGAAACTAACAATAGTTTCATCAGATAAAGATTTTTTACAACTTGTAGACGAATATGTAGAAGTATACGCTCCAGTAAAAAAGAAAACGTTTACAAAAGGTAATATAGAAGAAGAACTTCAAGTTCTACCGGAAAATTATAATATTGTAAAAGCGTTATTAGGAGATAATTCTGATAATTTAGCCGGAGTAAAAGGATTAGGAATTAAAACTATTCTATCTCAATTTCCAGACCTAGTTAATAAACCGGGTATGACTCTTGATTATGTTTATAACATATGTGAAGAGAAGATGAATGAGAAGAAGATCTTTCCTAAAATAATTACCGAATGGGATAGAGTTGAAACCAACTTTAAACTAATGGACCTGCATATTACTGATCTTGATCAGAAAGAAATGGACCATGTTAAGGATGTACTTAAAGAGGAGGTCAATAAACTACAAACCGGAGCTTTCTTACATTTGCTTGATGAAGATAAGATTGAAGGTATTACAAAAAATACTGAAGGGTGGTTAGAAAACTTTAGAAGATTAACAGTAGTAAAGTAGGAAAATAGAATTAAAAATCATATATTTAAGTATAATAAAAAGGTTATTAGATGACATTAAAGAGCTTACAGCAGTACGGGAAGGGGTTCCAACTAAAAGTACTAGGATCATTACTCACAGACAAGAAATTTCTACTAAACGTTAGAGACGTACTCAAAGAGGACTATTTTGATGCCGATTCACATAAGTGGATTATCAACAACATTATGGAATACTTTGACAAGTACCACACTACCGTTACAATGGATGTGCTTAAAGTAGAACTTCAGAAACTAGATAACGAGATTTTAGTTGTAGCGTTAAAAGAAGAGTTAAGAAACTCTTATGCAGCCACCCAAGACGATTTAGAGTATGTACAGGAAGAGTTCTTAGGATTTTGTAAGAACCAGGAAATGAAACATGCAATCTTATCCTCAGCAGACTTATTAAAAGAAGGTGATTTCGACGGTATTAGAAATATGGTTGAAAAAGCAATGAAAGCTGGAATGGATAAGAATATGGGTCATGAGTACAACAAAGATGTAGAATCTCGATATAGAGAGAACTATAGACCTACCGTTCCTACACCTTGGCCTTTAATGAATGATGGAATCCAAGGAGGCTTTGGCCCAGGAGATTTAGTTATCGTATTTGGTAACCCAGGAGGAGGTAAATCTTGGACGATGGTAGCTGCAGCAGCTCATGCTGTTAAAATGGGGTATAATGTTAATTACTATACTTTAGAGTTAGGTGAAGATTATGTAGGTAAACGATTCGACTGTTATTTTACTGGATACTCTATAGATGAAGTAAATAAACATAGAGGAGAAGTTGAAAAAGTAGTTGAAGGTCTTAAAGGTAAACTTATTGTAAAAGAATACCCGCCTAAAGGAGCTACAGTAAACACTATTAAGTCTCATATCCAGAAATGTATTGATATGGACCATAAACCAGATATGATTGTAATCGACTACGTTGATTATTTACGTGCACCGTCTAAAGGTAAGTTCGCAGAACGCAAGGATGAAATCGATGATGTATTTATCGCTACTAAAGGGCTAGCCAAAGAGTTTCAAATACCTGTCTTAACCCCATCACAAGTTAACCGAATGGGAGCCAAAGATTCAGTAATTGAAGGAGATAAAGCTGCAGGTTCTTATGATAAAATGATGGTAGCCGATATCTGCTTATCACTTTCTCGTCAGAAAGAAGACAAGGTATTAGGTACAGGTAGAATACACGTTATGAAAAATAGATACGGCCAAGATGGTATGACTTATGATGTAATGATGGATACAAATAACGGTCATATTGAATTTAAAGGCAAAGCAGATCCTGCTGATTTAATGGCAGCCGATGATAAACCAGTTTTCTCTTTAGATAGAGAAACTATGGCTAAAGTTTTTGATAAAAAGTCATAACTTTTTGATCTGAAACCGAAATATATATTCTATTTATAACCACGTCCTCGGTGGTTTCCACTTGAGGATGTTTTTGTCTTAATTAACACCAAATATATAATTATATATGAGCTTATTGCAAGAAAGAGTCGTTTACAAACCATTTGAATACCCACAAGCTTTTGACTATTGGATGAAGCAACAACAAGCTCACTGGTTACATACAGAAGTACCGATGGCACAGGATGTTACCGACTGGTCATCCAACCTTAAACCCCATGAAAAGAATCTTATTGGAGGAATCTTAAAAGGATTTGCACAGACAGAAACAGTGGTGAACGATTACTGGACTAACCTTGTAACTACTTGGTTTAGAAAACCAGAAATTATTGCAATGGGTGTTACTTTTGGTTCTTTTGAAACTATACACGCCGAAGCATACTCATTATTAAATGAGCAGTTAGGTTTAGATAACTTTGCTGAGTTTATGGAAGATGAGGCTACTATGGCTAAAATTGAAAATCTAATGGAAGTTAGAGATTCTCATGATGCACCAGACTGGCACCAAAGAGCTGTCTCTCTCGCAATCTTCTCTGCTTTCACAGAAGGTGTTAACTTATTTAGTTCCTTTGCAGTGTTACTTTCATTTAAAATGAGAAACCTTTTAAAAGGAGTTGGACAGATAGTAGAATGGTCTGTAAGAGATGAATCTTTACACAGTAATGCAGGTTGTTGGTTATTTAAAACTCTAATGGAAGAACACCCAGAGTTTAAAACACCTCAACTTGAAGCAGATATTAGAGAAGCTGCAGCAGCAGCAATAAAATTAGAGTTTGACTTTATAGATAAAGTATTCGAAATGGGAGATTTAGAAAATCTTTCTAAAGACGAATTAAAAAACTTTATTAAACACAGAGTAAATACTAAGATGGGAGATTTAGGTTTAAAACCTTTAATACCATCAGAGGAAATAGATAAAGGAGCATTAAAAACTATGAAATGGTTTGATGCAGTTATCGCAGGAAAACAACAAACAGATTTCTTTGCCAATAGAGTAACAAACTACTCAAAAGGGCATATGGATTGGGATTCAGCATTTTAATATAAAGTTTTATGAGTATAGTAGTAGATACTTCCTCTTGGGAAGCAGGTAAAGATTATCCGGAATGGATGAATGAAGTTTCAATCGCAACAGTATCTAAAGGGTACCTATTACCAGGAGAAACACCAAAATTAGCATATAAAAGAGTTGCTTCAACAGTAGCCAAGAGATTAGACAGACCAGACTTAGAGAGTAAATTCTTCCGTTATATGTGGAAGGGTTGGTTGAACTTAGCTTCACCGGTACTTTCTAATACCGGTACAGATAAAGGATTACCAATCTCTTGTTTCGGTATAGACACCCCTGATTCTATTAGAGGTATTGGATTAACTAATGCCGAACTCATGAGATTGACATCCCTTGGAGGAGGAGTAGGAATTGGACTTTCAAGAGTAAGAGGAAGAGGAGGAAAAATTGGTAAAGATGATATGGGTCAATCTGAAGGGATTGTGCCTTGGGCAAAAATTTATGATTCTACTATTATTGCTACCAATCAAGGAGCAGTAAGAAGAGGAGCAGCATCTGTAAACCTAGATATTAATCACCCAGACATTAAAGAGTTCCTACAGATTAGAAGACCTAAAGGAGACCCTAATAGACAGTGTCTAAACCTACATCAGTGTGTTGTAGTGGATGATAACTTTATGGAGAAACTCGACAGGAGAGTACCGGAGGCTATGGAGACATGGGTGGAAATACTTAAGTCAAGAGTTGAAACAGGAGAACCTTATATTATGTTTAAGGATAACGTTAATAACGCAAATCCTCCTGCTTATACAAGAAACAACCTAGATGTAACAATGACCAATATCTGTTCAGAGATTACACTACACACAGATGAGGAACATTCATTTATTTGCTGTCTATCTTCAGTAAACCTTACTAAATACCACGAGTGGAAAAACTCGGATTTAATTGAAACTTCAATTTATTTCTTAGATGGTGTAATGGAAGAGTTTTTAGTAAAAACTAACGGTAAAGAATCTTTGGTTAGATCACACAGATCAGCTAAAAAAGGTAGAGCGATTGGACTAGGGGTACTAGGATGGCATACATTTTTACAAAACGAAAGAATCCCTTTTAACTCTATTGCAGCTACATCTTATACACACCAGATTTTCTCTAAAATTAAAAATGAAGCAGAGGCAGCTTCAAGAAAATTAGCAGAAGAGTACGGGGAACCGCTATGGTGTAAAGGAACTGGTATGAGAAATACACACCTACTTGCTATTGCACCAACAGTATCTAATAGTACGATTTCAGGAGGAGTATCAGCAGGTATTGAACCAATCCCGGCTAACGTTTATACTTTTAACTCGGCAAAAGGTACTTTTATTAGAAAGAACCCGGCCCTAGAGTCATACTTAGAGGATAAAGGACATAACACAGATGAGGTTTGGGATCAAATTATGAAAGATAGAGGATCTGTAGCAAACCTACCAGAAGATATCATGCCAGTAGATGATAAAGAGATATTCTTAACATTTGCCGAAATAAACCAACTTGCTCTAGTAGAACAAGCTTCTGTTAGGCAGAAATATATTGATCAAACACAATCTCTAAACTTAGCGTTCGATCCAACAGATAGCCCTAAATTTATCAACTTAGTTCACCAAACTGCTTGGAAATTAGGAATAAAAACACTATATTACCTAAGAACAGATTCAGTTATAAACGGAGATATAGGTTCAAGAACTTCAGAAGACTGTTTATCCTGTGACGGATAAAAAAGTTGAAATGTTATGAATAAATTAGAAGAAATTTTTAAAGCTTGGAATATTGCCTTTAATCCAGATAATAAACAATCTGAATTAGCATCCCAAAGAATAAAAATTTGCAATGCCTGTGAGCATAAGAAAACAGATTTAGGTATTAACAGATGTGGAGTATGTGGATGTGCACTTAAAGGTAAAGTTTTTTCTCCTGTTATTGGAGCCTGCCCAGAAGGTAAGTGGGATAAAATAGATAAAGAAATTATGCAAAAAGAAGATCCAATTACAGCAGAAGATACAATATTTGTACAAATAGCATCTTATAGAGATCCACAATTAGTTCCAACGTTGAATGATCTATTTGAGAAAGCAGATTTTCCTGATAATTTAAGAGTAACGGTAGTTTGGCAAACTTCCAAAGAAGACCAGTGGGATAATTTAGACCAATACAAAGATGATAGTAGGGTTAATGTAGTAGAGGTCCCATATCAAGAGTCTAAAGGGGCTTGTTGGGCAAGAAATTTAATACAGCAACACTACAAAGGAGAGAAGTATACTTTTCAACTAGACTCCCATCATAGATTTATTGAAGGGTGGGATAGTATCTTAATTAATATGTTGAGGTCTCTACAACAAGAAGGGTTCAAAAAACCACTTCTTACAAGTTACATATCTTCTTTTGACCCCGATAATGACCCAGAAGGAAGAGTACAAGTTCCCTGGAAAATGGACTTCGATAGGTTTACCCCAGAAGGAGTTGTGTTCTTTCTACCTTCGACTATAGAAAATCACCAATATCTATCTAAACCAATAAGCGCTAGATTTTACTCTGCTCACTTTGCTTTTACAGTTGGGGAATTCGCTAAAGAAGTACAGCACGATCCAGAATTCTATTTTCATGGAGAAGAAATTAGCATAGCAGTAAGAGCGTATACACATGGGTATGATTTATTTCACCCTCACAAGGTAGTAGCATGGCATGAATATACTAGAAAAGGCCGGACTAAACACTGGGATGATAGCAAAACATGGTCACAGACTAATACGTATACACACAAAAGGGTAAGACAGTTATTAGGTACCGATGGGGAAGAAATGACTAATGATTTTGGAATATATGGATTAGGTACTGAACGTTCGTTAAGTGATTATCAAAGATACGCTGGTATCAGATTTAGAGATAGAGGAGTGCAGAAATACACTACCGGAAACTTTCTTGCCCCTAACCCTCCAGTAGACGATTATGAAAATTCATTCTTTAGTATATTTAAACATTGTATAAATGTACATAGAAATTCTTTACCGGAGACAGATTACGATTTACTGGTAGTAGCTTTCTTAGATGAGAATGGAGCTGATCTTTATAGAAAAGACGCAGAAAAAACAGAAATGGATCGTATTTTTAGCGCTGATGGTGAATGGTTAAATATTTGGAGAGAATACACCGGACCACTTCCTCATAAATGGTTAGTATGGCCACATTCGGTTTCTAAAGGTTGGTGTGATAGAATAGAAGGTAATTTAGGTAACTAACATGAATACACTTGTAACTGCAATTTATAACCACAGCCCTCATTCAAGAATAGGTGGAAGAGGTTATAGATGGGAAGATTATGTCGCCCCGTTTGAAAACCTACTACATTTAGGTTGTAATATTGTAGTCTATACTCAAGACGACCTAGTACAGGTTATTCAAGATTACTTTACCAAAAAAGCGTTCTTTAATTACAAAGTAATACCCTATAATCTCAACAACTATAAACACTCAGACAGTATATATAAACTTAAGGAGCTTTATAACATAATTGATAAAAACGGATTAGCTGAAGGTCGTTCAATTGTGGATAATGATAGAAATTACCATTTATGTTTATCCAAAACATACTTTGTTTCTGAGGTTATAAAAAATAACTACTTCGAATCAGAAAGGTACTATTGGATAGATGGAGGTCTATTTCATCATGGTCTATTTCCGGAAAGTTTAGGAGGGATAGAAAGAAGAACAGTACCTAATCCTGACAACTATTGGCCACAGAATAAAAAAAGTTTATGTAACCCCTTATTTTTTGAAAAACTCAATACAAAAGTAAAAGATAAACTACTGTTTATAGGAATAGACAGTTACTACAGCCGTCATTTTTCACTAATTAAGAGTAATTTAGCTGGCCCTGATAAAATTACCCATGTAGTAGGAGGATTGTTTGGAGGAGATAAAAATAAAGTCTTAGAACTATGTGAAAAGTTTGATGATAAAATTTCACAAGTTATTTCAGCAAAAATACTCACACTAGAGGAAGAGATACTATCTATAGTATATGAAGAAAACTTCTTAGACCAAGATTATATTAAATTCTCAGACTGGGGTCATGATATACCTACCGAACGAAACTATTTAGGGGTCCAACCAGGATCAAATTCTTTCTACAAAATTTTTAAAGATGAGTAAAGTTACTTTAGTTACCGGATTATGGGATATCAGTAGATCCGAATTATCAGAAGGTTGGGGAAGATCGTTTGAAGACCACTATATACCTAAGTTTAAAGAACTTTTAGAGGTACCGCATAACTTAATAATATTCGGTGAAGAGTCTTTGAGAGAAACGGTGTTTAGTATTAGATCTAAAGAAAATACACAGTTTATCGTAAGAGATAAGACTTGGTTTAATAACGAATTTTTTAATAAAATTCAAGAAATAAGAAAAAACCCGGATTGGTACAATTTAGCTGGATGGTTAAAAGAATCTACACAAGCTAGTTTAGAGTACTATAATCCGTTAGTAATGTCCAAAATGTTCTTACTCAATGACGCAAGAATAATGGATACTTTTGATTCAGATCAAATGTACTGGATTGATGCCGGACTAACAAACACTGTTCATAAAGGGTACTTTACATCGGACTTAGTTATAGATAAAATTAGTAAACAAGTTACTAACTTTAATTTTGTTTGTTTCCCCTACCAAGCTGAAAATGAAATACATGGTTTTAAATTTAAAGAATTATGTAATTTAGCTGGTAAAAAAGTAGAATTAGTAGCTAGAGGTGGATTTTTTGGAGGACCAAAAGACTCTATAGAACAAACAGTAAATATATACTATTCCCTACTTAGTGAAACTTTAGGAAATAGTTTAATGGGAACAGAAGAATCTCTATTTTCCATAATGGTATATAAATACCCAGATTTATTTTCATATAGTAAAATAGAATCCAATGGGTTGATGAGTTACTTCTTTGAAAAAGTCAAAAATAGTAAAGTTATATTTGAGAACGTTAGAGGAAAAGCTCCGGTTGATTACAAAAGGGTTGGATTATATGTCATAACTTACAATTCACCTACTCAATTTGAAACTCTTTGTAAATCTTTTGAACAATACGATCAACATTACCTGGACTTACCTAAAAAAGTACTCCTTAACAACTCTATAGATAGAACTACAGATATAAAGTATAAGGAGCTATGTGAAAAGTACGGATTTGAGGAAATAAAAAAAGACAACATAGGGATATGCGGCGGCCGTCAATTTGTAGCTGAACATTTTGACCAAGACACTACTACAGATTACTGTTTATTTTTTGAAGACGATATGTTCTTTTATAACGGTCAAGATGAAAGTTGTAGAAATGGTTTTTTAAGGAAAGTATCCGGTCTATATAAAAAATCTTTAGAGATAGCCCATAAAGAAGATTTTGATTACCTTAAGATGAACTTTACTGAATTCTACGGAGATAATACCCGTCAATGGAGCTGGTATAATGTACCGCAACATGTTAAAGATGAATTATTTTCAGACAGTAAAACAGAAGCCCCATTCTTAAAATTTAAAAACATAAAATCCTATAGAGGGCTACCTTACGCTACCGGTGATATCTACTATTGTAACTGGCCTCAAATAGTTTCTAAAAAAGGAAATAAAAAAATGTTTTTGAATACTAAATGGGACCACCCATACGAACAGACCTGGATGTCACATATATACCAAGAGACAGTCAAGGAAAATATAGAAACAGGTATACTATTGTTAACACCTACTGAACATGATAGGTTTGAATTCTACCCAAAAGAAGAAAGACGGGAAAATTAACCCTATTTATATTAAATAAGTTTTATACCAATCGTTTTTTAATATTTATACGCAAAACGTTTCTACAATATGAAATTTATATTATTTATAGTAGGTTTTATAGTTACTATGTCAGCTATTGGGTAGGTAAATTACCGCCCAAATTTTTTTCATCACCGATGTACGGAGATAAAACCCACTTCTCCGGTACCGTAGTCCCTTATAGGTTTTTCCAATTTTACCCCCTTTGTAGTTTATATTTCAAAAATAAGTTCATATATTAAGTTATATGTTATGTAGTATGAATTAACGAATAAATTATGAATGAACAAACATGTAATTTACCTGAAGTAGAACAATTAAAAACATTACTAAAAGAAGAAAAGAATATAGTCTGGTACATGAGATGCCCAATCGTAGAAGGATCACCAGCAGCCAAAAGATACTTAAAACAACAGATTAAAAAATTTAGATCAAAACAAAAAGAAAAATATGGAGGATTGTAGTTGGAATAACGAAAGATTCTTCTTATATTTATAGAAATAAAACAGTTATATATGTCAAAAACATCAGCAAAACAACGCTACACTCAGTTAATGGAATGGTTACCTACAGTTAAACAAGGTAAAGCATCAACACCAGGATCTAAAGCTCCTGCACGTACTTTTTCAAAAGCAGACACTTATAATAGAGACAAAAGATAATGAAAAAAATAATTAAATTTTATGCCGATTGGTGCGGTCCTTGTAAGGTATACGGGAAGTCTTGGGATAAGGTAGCAAAAAAGTATGACGGTCAAGTAGAATTTGTTAGTATAAACATTGAAGAAGATACTACAGGCTTAGCTGCACAATACAAAGTAAAGAGTATCCCACATACGGTCCTAATTAAAGAAGACGGAACCGAAGTTACAAAAAGTGGTAGAATATCACAAGAAGAGTTAGAAGAATTAGTTTTATCTTAAAAATCAAAATAAATGTTACGCAAACCAGATTCAATCCCAGCAGGGGATACAGTTATTACAGACCCAGTAATGGAACCGTTTTTTATCTCTAAATCTCAATCAGGCGGTTATACCGTTTACGAAAGAGTAATTAAAGGTAATAACGATACAGAGTATATTAAAACAGTATCTTATCCAGCTTCATTTAATGGAGCATTAAAAAGAGTAGCAAATGAAAAACTCAATAATGGTGAAAGTAAAGTATATTCTCTTAATGAGTATGTCACTCGTTGGGAAAATATTCAAAAAGAAATGTTGTCAATAACTTCAATTGAGTTGTAGACATGTTAGAAACGGTTATGCACGCCTTAGGAATATGTGGGGATGTTCATCCTAAATTAGTTGACACTATCCCTTTTATTCACTATCTTAATAATTCAGCGTTTGCCTATACGCTTAAGAATACCTGGCAAAATTTAATATAATTACAATGGCAAAAAATGTTGTAGTATCCTTATCAGGAGGGATGGATTCCTCTACTCTATTATTACGTGCTCTTTCTACGTATGACACAGTAACAGCTTTATCTTTTAACTATGGTCAGAAACATAGTGTTGAACTTCAAAGAGCTCAAGCACTTGTTGACTACCTTAAGTCTAAAGGTCAAAATGTTACTTACCAATTAATTGAACTAAATGGATTAGTTAACCTATTAGACTCAGCTTTAGTATCAGGCGGAGATGATGTACCGGAAGGTCATTATGAGCAAGATAATATGAAAGCTACTGTAGTACCTAACCGAAACAAAATCTTTAGCTCTATCACACAAGCTGTAGCTTTATCAGTAGCAAATAGAACTGGTAATAATACAGATATTGCTTTAGGTATTCATGCCGGAGATCATGCCGTATATCCAGACTGTAGACAAGAGTTTAGAGATGCAGATGATGAGGCATTTAGACAAGGAAATTGGGATGCTGATAAGGTTGGGTTTTTTACACCATATTTATTAACTGATAAGTTCGGTATTTTACAAGATGGTTTAATTTTATGTGATCTGTTAGATTTAGACTTCGATGAAGTTTACAAAAGAACTAACACCTCATACAAACCTTATCCATCAGGTAACTCAGATTACAAATCAGCATCTTCAGTAGAACGTATTGAAGCGTTTATTAAACTTGGTCGTAAAGACCCAGTTCAATATGAAGATGAAACTGGCCCAGTAAGCTGGGAAGTAGCTAAGTCTGCAGTTGAGAAGGTATTAGCCGATCACGCAGGTTAAAAGGATTGCCTCCGTAGCTCAGTTGGTAGAGCAGCTGATTTGTAATCAGCAGGTCATCGGTTCGAATCCGGTTGGAGGCTCAAGATTGCTCGAGTGGTGGAATTGGTAGACACGTTGGACTTAAAATCCAATGGACATTAGTCCGTGCGGGTTCAAGTCCCGCCTCGAGTACAAATAGGAAGATTGGCAGAGTGGTCGAATGCGGCAGTCTTGAAAACTGTTGACTGTAACAGGTCCGGGGGTTCGAATCCCTCATCTTCCGCAATATTGGTCTGGTAGTTCAGTTGGTTAGAATACCTGCCTGTCACGCAGGGGGTCGCGAGTTCGAGTCTCGTCCAGACCGCAAAATAAATTAATGGGGGATTAGCTCAGCTGGCTAGAGCGCCTGCCTTGCACGCAGGAGGTCATCGGTTCGACTCCGATATTCTCCACTTATTGGCCCGTTCGTCTAGGGGTTAGGACGCCAGGTTTTCATCCTGGTAACAGGGGTTCGATTCCCCTACGGGCTACAAAATGACTGGTCTATGGTGTAATTGGCAACACAGCTGGTTTTGGTCCAGTCGTTCTAGGTTCGAGTCCTAGTAGACCAACTAAACACAGGTATGAAAGAAAACTACATATGCTCAGTTCCGTTTACTTCGTTTGAAATTCAGGATAAAGAGAATTACCTGTGCTGTGCCTCTTGGCTTACTAAGTCTATTCCTAAAAGTGAATCTATAAAAAATTCATGGAATTCTATTGAAGCTAATGAAATAAGGGAATCTATTTTAGACGGATCCTATAAATACTGCGATGAAAATCAATGTCCTTTTTTAAATCAAGTACAGAAATTCGGTAGTATAGGAAAAGTAGAACCACTGTACTTAAAAGAACAACTACCTAGAGCACTAAAGCAGCAAATAAGTAACTTTGAGAATAAAAAATTAGAACCTCAAGTAATTCAGTTTTCTTTTGATAGAAGTTGCAACCTTGAATGCCCTACTTGCAGAATAGGAATTATTACTGCTAATAGTAAAAAAATTAAAGAAGTAGAAGCCACAATACAGGAAATAGAGGATACCTATTCAAATTCTATAACTATTCTTTACATAACCGGTTCCGGTGATCCTTTTATATCAGTAGGATTTAGAAATTTTTTACGGAATTTTAATAAAGAGAAGTATCCTAATTTAAAACAAATACATCT